TTCAATGTCATTTGCCTATCTCCTCATTTTCTGTAAACAGTATAACAAAGAGATAGGCAGTCAGCAAGTTGAAAGTTTTAGTAAGAAAATCTAAGAGTACTAATCAGGTTGATCCCAGTTGTGATCACAGTACACTAAGATGCCAAGACCTCCACGCTGATTCCATCTTTTGATAGTCCATCTTTTGTCATCATATAGTACATCTCCTGGATTACAAAAAGCAAGCTTATCTTCAGCTGTAGGTACAATATTGATATGCTCACGCTCAAAACCATGTTGCTCTAACCACCATAGTTTGTTAGCATAAACAACCTTATCTTGTTCTGGTTTATAGTGTGAACCCATAGCAGTTAGAATTTGACAGTTATTGTAGGTTTGATTTTCTTTTTGATAAAGATCTATAAAATAGTCTGCATTTGGTGTTAGTGGTGCAGTTCTAAATACTTGCTCGTAGTTTTCATACATAAACCTTGAAAGATTACCGTCCCCACGATTACACAAATCACCTGTCCAGCCTAATACTTTAAGACCAGCCTCAAAATCTGCAATCACTCCGTCTACGTCTAAATAAATCATTCTGGTGCATCCCAGGGTAAGTAGTCAATCTTTTCGATATTAATCATTCCGCAAATATAAGTCTCACAGTCTTGTGGTTCAAAACCGTTTTCCATCAGCCAATCCCACCAATCATCTGAGCTTTCGATAGTTTGTTTGAGTTCTGTTTGTTGTTCTTCAGTCCAACCTACTTTGAAAACACGTATATCTCCCCAAACTCCATCCCAAGTATCGTTTAGTTCAAAATTTGTGAGAGCTGAAATTTCAAAATCTTCGTGCCTGCTGGTCATTTCAACATAGTCATTATGAACTCTTAGTTCTTTCATTTCTTCGTCTGTCACGTCAGCAAAGAAAGTACCCCAGCGCCAACCTTGCTCATAGTGTACCCATACACCTGTTTCTTCATTGTAGAAAAACTCAATCTCAAAGACTGATTTCTTAAATGTAGGTTCTATTTTGATAAGTGTCATTTTAATTCTCTATTCTAAATTGATAAGCGATATTTTTATCTTCAGATTCTTCAATGTAAGTTTCCATAGAAGGATGATCCTCTACTTCACAATTACACCAAGGATCTGTAATTACAACAGTATTATTACGAAACATTATATTACCAGCATGAAGATCTATTTTACGAAAACTAGCAGTATCTTCGTAAGATACTTCTTCTTCATCTTCTGAAGTAAAACAATCAGTATGATTGATAAGCATATCTGTTAAGTGAAAAAAAGAATCAAAGCCCCACGGAAACAAATCATATTGATATTCTTCCCACTCTTCTTCAAAATCTGTTTGAGATTTTTCACCTAGTATCAACTCGGAGATTGAATTAGCTAGATCATATCTACTGATTTCATCACTATCAAAATCAATAGGATCAGTAGTAAGTTGCTCCATTGTAGCTACATAGTATTCATTTGCATGATCAATGTGCATATTATGTATTAAAGGAGCATGACAGTTTTCACCTAAAGGCTTAGAAAGTTCAATATAATCAAGCCAAGGATCATAAGTGGTATTACCAATCTTGATGACCTTGCACTCATAAGGTTTGCCATGTTGAAGCACAGCTGAATATACTCCTGCTCCAATGATCGCATTACCTGCTTTAGCTGTGTTTTTTAGAACTTTATATGCTGCTGCCATTGCCTACTTCTCCTTACAAATATTATTCGTGTTCACCACCAGGATCATTTGGGTCTAACATTACTTTTTTACCATTGATCCACATATGTCCTCTTGTGCGACTTACAGAATGATAACCATCCGAGCGCAAGCTAAAAAGTGATGGATTCTTTTTTGCAACAGCAAAAGTACCAACTGTGATTGCGATGGCTGCCAACACAATGACGTGTGCAATAGCAGTAATGCCAAACATCCACATACTACCAAAGTAACTGCTAAACACAATACACCACATCCAAGCTAACACCTGCATAACCATGTGTCTAGTGTTCAAATCTGGGATATGTCTCAGAGGATTTTTATTGTGATCCATCACAACATTCCAACTATTTACTACAAATGTTCTCACTGGATAAACTCCTTTTTCAAATGTTACTTTCAGTGGATAGTGAGCATCTACTGTGTCTCTAAAATCAATGGCTTCGTACTGATCTACAAAGTAACGAACCACAACTTGATTCTTAAAATATGCTTTGATACGATACATAACTTAACAGTTATCAAATAGTTCTGAGTACTCACGATTGAGAATTGTACCATCTATAAGAACCATTAAAGTACGAAGTTTTCTTATTTCGTCTGAAGTAAGTTTCTCAATTTGTTTCACGATATTTGCATCTGATGAATCTTGTGCTATAGAAATAAGAGCATCCTCTAACACTTTATATGAATAAGTCATATCCGCTACCCCATTAGTTAGTGATAAATACCCACTGTACACCATTCTCACTTGAATCGCCCACCTTAAAATTACCTGCTTTGCTCCAGTCAATATGTGCAAAATTTAGTTCATGATCAAGATCTTGTCTGAATTTTGAGATGTTATCAGTAGTTTGTGAACTGTAGGTTGTGTTAGCTTCGTCGCTGTCTTGAAGAAAGTGTGCGCCTGCTCCTAGTGCGGCTATAATTGCTAGTATTTCCATATTCTTGCTCCTTTTGAGTAATTATGAATAAATATATCAAAAAATAGCCCTAAACGCAAGAAAGGAGTGGACTTGCATTGTCCACTCCTTCAAGAGCATTCAGATCGTGATGATCAATCAATAGGATCAACTTCGTGTCAGACAAGGTGTAGGTTGTACCGCCTACATAGGCTTGTGATCCTGACTTAAGATTCTGCTTTTTCACACTCTGGTAGTGAATTGTCGGTTAAGACCACCCTGTGTTGTTTTAGTGTCATGTATAATAGTCAACAAAGAAACTATGTTAGGAAGCACTCCGCTTATGTGATAACTTCCCCTTGACGGTTAACTCAGATTAAGGTGCTGAGTCTCCACCTTCGCACCCTGCAACAACTCGTGGAGTTCGTGAAAACCACACTTTAAAAGCATTTAGGTACAGTCTCAGTATTTGTAACCCCTTGGACTTGGTAACCTCAATAGATGCGCGTCTAAAGAAGTGTTGGTGGGCAGAGCCTGAAAATAAATACAGGTTGCACCTTCTCCATTGTTCCAGCATTTCGCGTAATTGCAGGCGGTGCTGGGTGCGCCTTGCTTCTCTCAACCTAGTACTATGCTTTACAGCCAACGGCACTGAGAGAAGAAACTGTGCCTACCCCCGAAAGAGTAGGACTTTAGTAGTAGCTTAGGTAGCTACTACTGAGATCAGCCGTGACAGTGCTGCTTTGGTAGCACCCTCGAAGCCAGAGACATCAAAGCCATTAGACTCGATCTCACGCAAGATTTCCTTCTTAGAAGGACCTTCCTGCTTTGCAGCTGCCTTCTTAGGAGACGCTACATAAACGCCCTCACGGACGAGTTTAGAACGGACAGAACGAACAGTTTTATCCAGTTCAGCGGCAATTTGGTCGAGACCATCGTTGCCAAGCTCCTCATACATGGAGACCATAGAGTCAACCATATCAGCGGAGTAGTTAGTAGTCTTTTGGGTTGCTTCAGCCATAATTCACCTCATTAGCTCTGAAACTTGGTGGCAATAGTCAGAGGCATTGCCGTTCCCTCATTTTGTAAAATAATATTAACAAATAAATAACCTACAAGCAATTCAAAAATCATGGGGAAGACTGTGTTCTCTACTAGCGAAGGTTGTTTTGAATGGCGCCTAGTGCTTAACACATCGTGGGCTTCTCTTGCGTTCGATACTAACAGGACTTCCCCTGAGACTTTGCGGAGGGTTTTTTTAAGAAGGTTATCCCTTACCTCAACTTCTAAAAACAGTATAATGAAAAATTATGCAGAATGCAAACAGAATGTAAACTTATGAAGTCCAACGCAGCCCCCAGTAACCCGCTCGTTGGATGGACTCTCCGGTTCTTTTGGTACACAACTCTGGTATTTACCAATCTGCATACCATCTAGTTCAGAGTCCTTGCCAATAGGGTGCTCAACTAAGTGGTGGTAGGCGACAGCCACGAAGGAGCACTCCCGATGAAAGAGTGGGGGGTGTTTTTTAAGTCGTTCCCCCTGCCCCTCACAGAGCCGACTGCACTGTTGCGCGTTGTG